CCAGCAACGATCTCAAGCTTACCTGGGCTGCGAGGATTCTCCCTTACAATGATAGGGAGCAGGACACCCTTCTCTCGGATGCTAGCTGTTAGGGCTTTTAGCTCCTCTTCATCGAAGAACTGACGTGGCTGTGTTGGATCTGGGATGAGATCGTCGATCGGGCACAGAAACATGTCTGGTTGCTTCATGCGGTGGATTTTATCTTTTTCGCCCTTCGCTGCAAGCTGAAAGACACTCTGAAATAAGTTTGAAAGCTTCTCAGAAAACCGATTATTGCAAAAATCTCTTGACTAGCGTAGCTTGCAGCCATGTCGCGGAGAAGCAAGCCACGTAAGAGCGGTGAATATGTTGGCGGAAGGCCGTGGCCGCAGGTCTGCCCGAAGTGCAGATACTGCGGAGGCACTCCTCCAAAGCTTTTTTACCGGGCTAGGGGTCTCTGTAACATCTGCTACAAGCAGATAAATAATACTACTGAGCTAGATAAGTACGAACCTCTACCAGAGGTATGTTCCGACCTTAGTCTTCAATCTCTAAATAAAAACCCTAAGCGTTGGCTGCAAAAAGAAATGGGTAGAAGCCACGCGTCGTCCTTCTCGGATGAAAAAGTAGCCTCTGAGGCTATGCGTGTTTTTCAGCTTGCAGTCGCAAGGTGGTACGGCGATGAGACTCCCCCTGCGGTCGAGTACCAGAAAGAGTCGATAGAAGACCTGATCTGGGGAAATCAGCACCCAGATCCAGGTCCTATGTCTATAGAAGACGCTATCGTCATCCGAAACACGACCAAGTCAAAAGCAGCCCTACACCGGAGAAACTTGGCGTTGTCTTTCTGGCGTACCCACGGCTCAGCCGCGCACGTAACGTTTAAGTCCAAGCACCCTCAGATACGAAAGCCAAAAATATCCTGCATGGGTGAGGCAGTAACCGCTACTTGGGGTGTTGGTAGCCTCTATATCTCCATCACGGCCCTGCCTGGCGAAGATGTTTTCGTCGTAGTGGAGCGAGAGTCGCAGGTCCTCTTGGAAGAGGACCTAAAAATATCTAGACTGCCTAACATTCTGAAGGCAGCTTTCGATTTTCAGAAGGTAGACCGAACTGGTTGACCAATCCGAAGGCCGCTGGCTTTTTGAGTCGCGACTTCCAACGAGGACGACATGGCCAAGAGAGTACCGATCGGGACCGAATCGCAGCGTGCAGACAATTCCGTCTGGAAGAAGCTCGATTCCGGGTGGAAACAGCTTCAGGACGGAGATAACACCGGTCGATCTAAGTTTCGGCTTACCCGTGACGAAGAAGAGGCCGGCGAGGGGGCTAAACCTGGTCACTGGGCTCGAATGAAAGAGCAGTACGACCTAGACGGTCACATCCCAGACGAGTCGATCGCCCCGGAGCACGTTGAGATCGACGTTGAGGGTGACGTCGATGCTAAGCCGGTGTTGAAGTGGAAGAATCACGCTGGAAAGACGATGAAGTCTTATACGCGCGCCTTTCACACGCAGCGGGCGTACGCGCTCCACAAGGAGTGCGGAAAATACCACGACAAGATCATGAAGGCCATGGATACGCTTGAAGGCCTCATGAACAAGCAGGACGCAGGAGCCGCTACGGCTTACGCGTCGATGGTCACGGGTCACCGCCCTGACGTCTTTACGTCCCTGACGCCCGACAAGATGCGGGTCTATCGCGGAGAGGTTAAGAAGTCGCACTCGCTCGACTTCTTTATCGAGAAGGCCGACACGCGCGATGCGATGCACCCGAACCGCTTCCACTTTATGGTGGAGCACCCCTCGCAGGGAGCCTTCGTCGCAAACGTCTACGAACCTTCACTCGCCAACTACGCTGCCAACGGAGGCTCCTTCGCCGAGCCTACCGAGGCTTTCGCCACGGTTGGTCTCAAGGACGTGAACTTTAGCGTCATCCGCGCCCACGCGAACATGCGGATGGCTGCTGACGCCATGTCCAAGAGCGCCCCCGTGAAAATGGACGATGTCGACTTCCATCAGGGAATGTCGTCCGTCAACCAAGTCATCATGAACGTCTCGGACGCTGTGGCCCGCAACTACGGCCACCGCGCAGCCCCTGACGGGATGGTCTATATCCCAGTCGCTATGTCGGTCGCAGCAGTCGACGAGGCAGGCGGCCACAAGTACTGGCCTGACACGTTCAAGAAGCGTGAGCCTTACGTTGAAAATCGAGGGGAAGACATGGACGTTGATGCTGAGCTCGCCGCGCTCGATGGTGATAGCGACGTCGGGTCTGACGAAGACGCTGGTGATGATGTCGAGAAGGACATTACCGACGGCGACCAAGACATCATGAAGTCGTATGACGGTATCAACTTTACTCCTCCTGCTGGGGTTCGCGCTGCGTGCCGCGCTGGGCTGAAGCTCAAGGAGGAGGGTCACGGCGGTAAGGGCCTTGTGGCAGCCACCGTCTCTTGGGCCAGTAAGCTTGCGGCCGGCCAGAAAATCTCGCCTGAGAAGGCCCGTAAGATGAACGCGTGGTTCGCGCGTCACTCGGTGGGCAGCAGCTCGCGGACGCTCGGCGACAAGACCTCGCCAGCTTGGGTGGCTTGGCAGCTTTGGGGTGGAAACGCCGGTAAGGCTTGGTCCGCTAAGCTTGTGAAGCAGATGGAGTCGCGCGAGTCCACCGCTAAGTCGGTCGAAGTCCCGGAAGCTCTTGGGAGCTACTTGGCCTCCAAGTACCTGAAGGACATCACCCCGGAAATTATCAAAGGCATCACTCAGCAGATCGCCAGCGCGGTCAAGGAGCCAGAATGCGTAACCTCTCCCAGCGAGGAAAAGATCTCCTCGAACGAGCCCTCTCCTACCCCTTCCCCGAGCCCGATCGAAAAGTCGACCTCGACGACGATGATTGCGGAGGAGAGCTTGAAGATTGTTTCCCCCTCCCCCGAGCCTTCAAAAATCCAGGAAAGCTCGCCAAAGCACCTAACGCTTTTGTCCGAGCCCCGCGTCCAGCAGGTGCTGGCAGAAGGGGTGCTGGCGAGCGTTCGAGGGGGGCTTCCACCAATGTCGGTGGTCGAGGCGCTGGGCGCGGCTCTCCTAAATAACTTCGAGGGGATGGTTAATGCCCTTCATTCTGGCGTAGCCAAGGCTGGGGCGACCCGAGGGCCCCAGTCAGCCCCGGAAGGTACTGTTTCGAAGTACGCTGACGGCACCATCGTCGAAAAGCGTGGTGGCCGTTGGCATGAGATGGGTAGTTCTAAGGGCAAGCCTGACGACAAGAACAAGTCAGACAAGAAGGGCGACGGCCCTGTCAACTCACCCAAAGAAGCTAAGCCCAGCAAGAAGATGCTCCGAAATTATCTTCTGAAGATTCAGCAGATGAAGAAGGAAGGAGCTCCGACTGCGGATATCGATCGCGTCAAGGCTAAGGCCCGCAAGATCAAGATTGCGTTGCGCGGGACATCCCAGTCCGCCAAGTCCATGGTCTCGCCGTTTGAGGCTTGGCAGCAGGACCGACTGGAAGCTAACCTTCAGAAGTCTGCGACCTACTGCCGCTACATGAGCTACTCGAAATCCGAACAGCTGCTGTACGCAGTGGCCGCAGACGACGTCCCCGCTGAAGTTGCGGTAGCCGTACACGCTGCGACCAAGACTCTCGGTGCTGGGTTTTCTAAGGCCCTCCAGAAGGAGCTGTCCAAGTGAAAGAGCAACCCACCAAGCCCACCTCCACCGAGGTGAAAAAGGTCGGGCGTAGGTGGGTTGCGGTTTCTCCCCCGCGATCCGCCAACGCTGATTTTATCAACGACGCGCACCTGATGGCTCGTAGCGGGTCTACGGGGGACTACCACTACGGAACGCTTAGCATAACCTACGACATGCTGTCGCAGATGGCGAGCGTCCCGCAGATCGCAGGCATTCATCAGACGCGAACGAACCAAGCCACGGACTGGGCACGCCCTCAGGAGAACCCGGTCGATATCGGCTGGCGAATCCGGATGGATAAGCGCCAGTCGCTTCCGCTTCGAAAAGACCGCGTCGCCATCGAAAAGGCGGCGGAGGTCATCAGCCGAGCGGGTGCAGAATGGCTCCCTGGCGGGTTTGAGCAGTTCCTTCGCGTCATCATCCCGGACACGCTCACCTACGACCAGGTGAATTTTGAGATCATCCGGGAAAAGGACGGCACGCCGTACGCCTTTATCCCAGTCGATCCAAAAACTATTCGCCGAGCTATCCCGACTCAGGAGATTTACGGCGGGGAGCCAGCTCCTCGGTACGGTCGTTGGGATTTTAGCGAGGGCTTCGTTCAGGTCATGACCTCTGGCGAGATCGTGAACTACTACGAGCCTGGGAACATGGCTTGGGGCATCCGTCGCCCACGTTCTGACATCAAGTTCTCCGGCTACGGGCATCCCGAGCTTGAGCAGCTAGCGTCGATTATTACTGGTCTCGTGAACGCTCAGACCTTCAACCAGGTCAACTTCACGACTGGTATTCACGCCCACACGGCCCTCGTCTTGAAGTCCGCTTGGGACCAGAACCGGTTTAACGAGTTCCGGCGAGAGATTCAGACTTCGATGGCGGGTGGTCGTAACTTCAAGCGTATTCCGATTATTCAGCTGTCCAACCAGCTGCAGGAAGAGCTTGAGGCCGTCACACTCGGAAAGTCGAACGCTGAGATGGAGTTCGCCGAGTGGATTAACTGGCTCCTGAAGGTCGCCTGCTCGCTTTATGCGATCGACCCCTCGGAGATGGGCTACGTCTTCGGCGCTGAAGGCGCGAAGTCGAATTTCATCAGCGCCTCCCCGATGGATAAAATCCTTCAGTCCAAGGAGCGAGGTCTTCGCCCGCTTTTGCGCGCTGTCCAATCGTGGGTTGATTATTACGTCATCAAGCCGACGTGGCCTCAGCTCAAGTTTGAGTTCGCTGGTTTCGACGCCAGCAACGAGCGCGAAAAGCACGGGATGGACATGGCGGCGGTCACGACCTACCGGACTCCGAACGAGCTTCGTGTCGAGCGAGGCCTCGAGCCTCTTGCGACACCCATCGCAGATCTTCCGCTCAATGCCTTTTTCTCACAGGCTGCGCAGAAGATTTTGGAGAACGACGTCGCGCCTCCCCAGTTCGATATTGATACGGTTGGAGCTTTTGTCGACGGTCGCAGACTTCCGCCATTGACAAAGCCTGCGTGAACGCATTTTATAGCCTCAGTTTTCGAGGGATTTTAGAGTTCACGCATGTCTTCGTACGTTGCACTTCAGTCTTCAGGCGATTTTCTGGCTTGGCTTCCCGCCGACATCACGGTTTCGGCGCCGATCACCAAGTCGGGTAATAATGGCGAAGCCAAGATGCTCGCCCCCATCAGCGGGGTCGCGTCTAGCGAAGCCGCCGATGCGGATGAAGATGAGATCGACCAGTCCGGCTTGGACTGGTCGTTCTGTCTCACGAAGGGTATTTTTACGTACGAACACCCGGTCGACATCGCTCGACTCGCTGGCTACCCTGAGAAGGTCGAGCAGATTCGACTTTCCAGCGGTAAGCTCGCGACTCGCGTTAGCGGCCAGCTGTATCTGAACCGCCCCTTCGGAAAGCTCGTCTACGACACCCAGAAGGCGATGGCTGAAGCGG